ATGAACGCACCCCTACCGCACCCCGCGGCACGACGCCCAGCGAGCTTCAAGCCGGTCATCCCAAGCCCGCAGTCTCCCGAATTCGCCGCGCTGGTCGATGAGCGTGTGTCGCTGATCGAGCGCGCGTGCCTCGTCGCTGACGTTGTCGAAGTGCTTGGCGCCCTTCCCGATCCGGCCGACATGACGGTGATCTGCTCGGCTTACCGCGCGGGTTGTCCTGACATCGCGCTTGGCCCGGTTTTGCCTCGCATTCTCGACCGCGAATGGAGGCAGCTTGCGGACAGCGAGATCACGGCCGAGCTGAACAAGCGCGCATCCGGCCTTGTCGCCGACGACTGGATTCCTGGGTATGTGACGGCCCGCGAGATCGCTATCGCGCAGATGGAGGTGAAGCATGAAGGTATGTCGCGCCGCGACTACTTTGCAGCTCAAGCACTCATCGGCTGGATGGCTTCGTCGGAGCCGCATCGAGACCTCACACGCAAAGCCGACGAAATGGCGAGGGCTTGCTTTCTGATAGCTGACGCGATGCTTGAGGCCAGCGAGGAGGCTGACGCATGAACTTCTTCCGCTACCTCGACCGATTCGCGGACCGTCGCCCGAAGACTGCGGGCACGCTCGCCGCAATCCTGCTCATCGTGCTGTATGGCGTGGTCGGCACCAATGACCTCGAAGACGCCATGCGCGCCGCGCAGCCCGTAGTTTTTCGGAGCGTCTGACCATGAATGCACCCCTGATCGCGGTCCCGGACCGTACGAAGTTCATCGGCGGTAGCGATGTCGCAGCCATTCTCGGCGTCAGCCCGTGGCGCAATGTCGTCGATCTCTGGATGGACAAGATCACGCCCCGCCGCGAGGACGGTCACAACGCGGCTGCCAAGCGTCGCGGTTCGCGCTTGGAACCGTACATCCTCGACATGATCCGCGAGGAGCACGGCCTGAATATCGTGGCTGCCAACGAACGCTACATCGATGCCGAATTGCCGTTCCTCGCGGCGGAGATCGATGCGGAATACGCTGACGGTGAAGCACGCGAAAACATCGAGATCAAGACCGTTCACCCGTTCAAGTCGAAGGAATGGGGCGAGCACGAGACTGATGAATTGCCGCTGCACTACGTTGCCCAGGTGCAGCACGGCCTCGGCGTGACAGGCCGCAATACCTGCCGCGTCTTCGCACTGATCGGTGACGACCTGAAGCCGTATGTCGTGCAGCGCGACGACGAACTGATCCGCGTGATGCGCGAACGGTCCGCTGAGTTCTGGACGAAGTACGTCGTCCCCAAGGTTCAGCCGCCCATCGATTACGAGGCGAAGAACGTCCTCGACACCATCAAACGCCTCTATCCGGGTAGCGACGGCACCGTGATCGACGCCACGGCCATGCATGAGCACTGGCGCGCTGTATTCGAGACGGCCAAGCGCATGCAGGCCCATTACGAGGCGTTGCAGGACGGCGCACGCGCACACCTGCTCGCAGAGATGGGCAAAGCCGCAGCCATTCGATTCGACGACGGTCAGGCGTTCATCCGCAAGGAGATCAGCAAGAAGGCCTACAGCGTCGAATATCCCGCCTCGAAGTACATCGATTTCCGTCTCGGCAAATTCAAGGAGTAAGCCAGTATGAGTACCAACGCACTCAAGGCAAAGGTCACCGGCACCGCCGTGGCCGAAGAGAAGAAAAATCCGGTCGACAAGGTTGCGACGATGCTCGCCAGCCCTAGCATGCAGGCGCAGATCAAGGCCGCGCTGCCGCGCCACATGACCCCTGAACGCCTCGCACGCATCGTCACCACTGAGATTCGCAAGGTGCCGAAGCTGGCCGAGTGCACGCCGGTGTCGTTTTTCGGCGCCGTGATCCAGTGTGCACAGTTGGGGCTCGAGCCGGGTAACGCGCTTGGCCACGCCTACATCCTGCCGTACGACCGCAACGTCAAGGATGGCAACGGATGGACAAAGGTCAAGGAGGCGCAGCTGATCATCGGATACCGCGGCATGATCGACCTCGCCCGCCGGTCGGGGCAAATCGTCAGCATCGACGCGCGTGCCGTGTACGAGGGTGACAAATTCGACTGTCGACTCGGGCTGGATGCTCACATCGAACACGTCCCGGACTGGAACAACCCGAACCGCGCCAACGCCGCGAAGCTGACGTTCGTCTACGCCGTGGCGAAGCTCAAGGATGGTGGCATCCAGTTCGACGTGATGAGCCGCGCCGAGGTCGAAGGCATCCGCGCGCGCAGCAAGGCTAAGGACAAAGGCCCGTGGGTCGACGACTTCGCTGCGATGGCGCTCAAGACTGTCGTGCGGCGCCTGTTCAAGTTCCTGCCTGTGAGCATCGAATTGCAGACGGCAGTGTCGCTCGACGAGCGCGCCGAGATCGGTCTGCCGCAAGACAACGGGGCGGTGATCGATGGCCAATTCTCCGTGGTCGACGAGGAATACACCGATGAACAGGGCACGCAGGACGCGCCGCAACTCGAAGGCCCGAGCATCGCGAATCTCATGAGCCAAGTGCAGGCAGCCAACACCGGCGACGAGCTAGACATGATCCTCGACAGCGGCCGCGATCTCAACGCGGAAGATAACCAAGCGCTGCGTGAAGCCATCGGCGAACGTCGCGACGCCATCAGCCAGTAACCCGCCACCTCCCGGAGATACCCACCATGTTCGAACTCGAAGCCCAACAAGCCAAGCTCACCAGCGTCAACCCGCGCGCCGAACTCCACGGCGAAGACAAGAAGCCGGCCGTCGATCTGAAGTTCGAAGTCGCGGCCGATAACGGCGTGCTGGCGAACTTCGGCGCGGATCTGCGAAGCATGCTCTACACGCTGCCGGACGCGCAGGACGATCTGATCGACAAGGACCGCCTGTCGAAGCTCAAATATCCGAAGATGTCGCCCTTCAAGTGGGAATTGGAAGGCGTCGGCTACACAGCCGAGATCGACTATGGCCTCGGCGGCGACAGCAACATCCTGCTCGACGATCTCAAGGTCGACGGCTTCCGCATTCAGCCAATGGAGGGAGGCACGGTGATCGTGTCCTTCCGCTGCATCGCGCATCCGGAAAAAGACGATATGGGCAAGCTGTGCGGCCTGATTCAGCGCGATGTCGAACTGACGCTGACCGCTCCGCCGCCGACCAGCGTCCACGACTTGCTCAAGGATGCCTGACATGCGCACCCCATCCACCACTGAAATGGTGAAGGCGCTGGAGGCGATCTCCGGCGACCTGACCGACGACGAGCGCGCGACCCTCGCGCCGATGGCCGAAGCCATGCACTCCGGCGTCGTCACCCAACTCACCGGCGAGCAAGTTGAAGCGCTCGACGACATGTATGCCGCGTACTTCGGGAGCATCGCAAATGTCTGAACTCAAGACCGTGACGTTTGATGCGAGCCAGTGGCAGATCGTGCCGAAGACCATCACCAAAGCGATGATCGAGAACGTCGCCGCTTTCGGGAAAAGCGACGGCATCGACGGTTACAACCTTCAGCGCGGCGCTGAATTCGCGAATAGCTGGAAAGACGCTCTCGCCGCTGCCCCCACGCCAGCCGCACAGGATAAAGGGCACTGCATGTGTCCTGCTTGTCGTGATGGCGTCATTCATGCCAGCGATTGCGCGGTACACAACGCCCCGGCGCTGCCGACTGGCACGTGTGACTGCGGAGCGGCGCCAGCCGCACAGAGCGCAGGGCAAGAGGCGGTGGCGTGGCAAGTCAAGTGGCCGAACGACAACTATGAAGTTTTCGTAGACGAGGACGAAGCACTTAACGCCGCCACGATACACCGCGCCGTACCAATCCCGCTCTACCGGAACGCCGCGCCCGTGAATGTCTCTGAGCAGAGCGCAGGGCAAGAGGCTGTAGGCGTGGCAGGCACGATGCCGGGTACGGAAGGTTTCACTATGGTCTGCTTCGAAGCGGCCAAGTTTCCAGTTGGCACGCGGCTCTACGCCGCGCCCGTGAATGGCGGCGAGCGCCCGAAGTCTGCACCGCTGTTCATGACTGGCTGGCAGCTTCTGGAAGCGCTGGATCTCGTCGCACCTGACCGCGACACCGACCGAGACCAGCTTGACTGCGAAATCGCATTACAGATGGGCGACGCGACAGGCCACAGCGGCGCCGGGCTGTACGCATGGGAAGCCAGCGAACCGGAAGAAGGTTCGTCATTCCTCGCGGGCGAGCGCACCGTAGGAAAGCCATCCGATTGCAGCGGCGAGCCAGAATGCTGCCCTCAGAACGAGGGTTACGGATGCCACTGTGGCACGCGCAATAGCGATGTGCAGCGCGGCGCAGATGCCTCGCCTACAGACTACGCCGCGCTTGAGCGCGAGCACTTCGGCGATCCTGACAAGCGCACTGGCATCTACGCCGAGCGCGCCGCAGATGCGCATCAGGTGGGCGGGGATATGCTTGAAGCGCTTGAATCGGTCTTGCGTGATGAAGGATTCAATGATGACACGATCGGTGAAGCTGATAAGGCTGCAATTTGCCGCGTGATACTTGAACAAGCCGCCCTCTCGTCTCCCCCGAAGGTGGGCGGGGATGAGAGGGAGGCGTTCAAGCGCGAGGAACGCTACATCGTAATCAAGCGCAAAAACCTGTCCGGCACGAAGGAGAAAATTTTGCGCGACCTTCTGCACGACAACCGCATCCCGACAGTGGAGTGCGTTGTCGTCGAAAGCGACTGGCCTGAATACGGATCCGTTTGGGCAATGATCGAAGCCCGCATGACCGGCCGCGCCGCGCTGTCGGCGGATGGCGGGGATCGCAAGGATGCGGGAGATAAAAATGCCAACTAAGCCAATGGACCAGAAAGTGAGAATTACCCGAAAGGTCCAAATTGATCAGATCTCAGGTTGTTGGAACTGGATCGGAACAAAAGACCGTGTGGGTTATGGGCGAATCAAAATATCTCTCGGATCGCGCGCCTTCTTTCGCTTCTCTTCGGCACATCGATATGCCTACGAATTGTGGATCGGCAGAATTCCCGAAGGCATGAACGTACTGCATCGTTGTGATAACAGGGCATGTTGTAACCCGGCCCATCTATTCATTGGAACACAACGGGACAACATGCTGGATATGCATGCAAAAGGACGAGGCCCACGAGGATACTCCCGGAATATCCGAGCCTCGCAGGCAGCGGAGGAGCGGAAATCGTGAGAACGCTCACCATTCCCGTGAAGGGCATTTACTTCGACCAGATCAAGGCCGGGACGAAGTCCTTCGAGTATCGCTTGCGCACGGGCTATTGGGTGAAGCGTCTCGTCGGGCAACAGTACGACCGTGTGGTCCTAACGCGCGGCTATCCGAAGGCCAATGACTTGGCGCGACGTATCGAACTGCCGTGGCGTGGCTACATCGAGAAGACCATCAAGCACCCTCATTTTGGGTCTGAGCCTGTGCCCGTCTTCGCCATTCGTGTGTCAGTCGTGAACAAGGGCTACTGCGTCGTCTGTGGGCATCCCCGCGAGCGGGCCGTCCATCTGCCGCCGCTAGGTTCCCCAGAAGGATCACCGGCCTGGGGCCATGAGTTCGTCGACCAAGACACCCTGAACGAGATCCAATCATGAAACTCATCATGACAGAAGCCGAGGCAATCGCTGCCGGGTTCACGCACGCGGGCACGCTCTACAGCGTCCCGGTATGGGTGGATATGCGTTGCGAGTCGTGCCCGAACATACATCCGAAATACCGCATCTCTGAGCCGTGGATATGGCTATGTGAACTCATGGCGATTCCCGTGAGCATGTGCATGTCGGAATCGTATTTCCGCATCACGCTCAAGCGCCGTATCGGCATCGAGGACCGCTCATGAGACAGAACGAGATCATTCTGGGCGACTGCCGAGTAGTGTGCGCGGCCTGCCGCTTTAGCAGTAACCCGCCCATGATTATTCTGGGCGCACGCCATTGGGATCCACGTATGCATGAGACGTTCGAGGCGCTTCAGCAACTCGTGTCGGCATCGATTATCGATCATGGGCGTTGGGAACAAGGCTTCATCGACCAGTTTGGCAAGTTCCTAAGCCGCACCGAAGCCTGGAAGGTTGCCGAGGCCGCAGGCCAGATCATCCGACGCTGCGGTGGCGACGAAGCCGACGGCGGCACGCTCTACAGCGAGAACCTTTACTGACGTGAGCAGCATGACCACCCACCCGGCCACGGCCGAAGCACTGAAAGAGATTCTGCGGGTCACCGCGAAGAAATGGAGGTTGATATGAGCCTTAGCGAATACGACAAGAAGATATTGGGAATTCTTGATGCGCGCGGAGCATATACCACAGCAGATGTGGCGAAGCGCGTCGAGCCACAATTCGGACACAATCGACGCACCCATTCAGGAGCGGTGCGTTCATGGCTGCTCAATCTTGAGCGCCAAGGTCTTGTCAGAAGGCTTGACGATCAGAAACCTGTTTGCTGGCTGAAAGTCGATCAAGCGGCGCAATAGAGATTTGGGAGTTGAACGATGGGAGCGATAAGCCTGCGTGAAGCCGCCGCACTGCTCGGCGTTTCCTACGGCACCGCATACGCGCACCGAATTGAACTCGGCTTTTTCCGAGTCGGCGCCGCGTGGCGGATATGGCCCGAGCAACTGAAAAACATCCCGGCGTACAATGGCAACCGACCGGCGCCGGCGGAGAAGGAGAAACTATGCCCATCCGTAAGCGCGGAGACGTCTATTGGATTGACATCCGCTTACCAGGCGGAGAAAGACTTAGACGTTCTGCTGGCACGAGCGACCGAAAGGAAGCTCAGGAATACCACGACAAGGTCAAAGCCGAAGCGTGGCGAGTAACAAGGCTCGGGGAAAAGCCGTCCCGGACGTTCGCAGAAGCCGCCGTAAGGTATCTGACAGAACAGTCCGGGTCGAAGGACTACGAGAGTAAGGAACGGCACATTTTGCATTTTCGTGAGTCGTTCCGTGGCGAGACTCTGGACAAGCTCACCCGTGACCGCATTATAGCTGCACTGCCTCGGACGTACATGCGCGGCAAGACGGAAACGCAAACGAGCAACGCAACGAAGAACCGCTATTTGGCGACGATTCGGGCGATGCTCAACGATGCCGCAGGCCCGTGGGAATGGATCAATCGAGCGCCTACGTTGGAGGATCTTGTTGAACCTTCGAAACGCATTCGGTGGATCACGCCGGACGAAGCCCGGAAGTTGCTCGATTCCATTAACACGCCATGGCTTCGAGATGTTGCGACGATGGCCCTTTCCACTGGCTTGCGGCGCGGCAATATCTTCGGTCTGGAATGGTCGCAGGTTGACCTAGTCAGGCGACGCGCTTGGATACACCCTGACCAGGCAAAGGCGGGTAAGCCGATTGGGGTGCCGTTGAACGACGAGGCCGTCGAAGTGATTCGCCGCCAGATCGGGAAGCACCAAACTCGTGTCTTTGTGAGGAATGGCGAACCGCTGGCGTATCTGGATAACGTCCAATGGAAAGGGGCATGCAAGCGTGCGGGGATCAGCGATTTCCGATTCCACGACCTGCGCCATACATGGGCAAGCTGGCACGTCCAGAACGGAACGCCATTGCAAACTCTGATGGAGATGGGGGGATGGGCGAGCTACGAGATGGTTCTGCGTTATGCCCACCTTGCGCCCGACCATCTGGCCGAGCATGCAAACTCGGTCACAATTTGGGCACAAGTGCCTCGGAGTTTTGAGGCACAGCAAAACAAAAAGGCCGGATAA